ATATGCGACACAGCCGTTACCAAGCAATCGTCACTGAAATACTGCTTAAATGCCAGTCCATAATCAGCGATGCTATTCAGCGCAGATAGCACATCACCCAAAGTGCTATATTGGCTTTTAAACATCGGGTTTTTGCCAGATTTGCCAACGGTTGCCGCACTGCGGAAATCGCTTAATGCTTTGTCGAGTTTTACAGCTTCCATAGTTTTTTCGCCTTTTCTAAATATTCATCTTCTATTTTCCACTGGTACATATGCGACCAGTCTGGATCGGTGAAGCTGGCCAGCACTTTTGGATCAGTGCTTACCCGCAACAGGTTTTGCCGGATCAGTGCCTTTTGCCGCATATCTTCAACAGCGTCAGCCAGTGCGTCAGCTTTCAATTCATCACAATTAAATGGCGTAAACATCACAGCATCGTGATGAGTTACATAACAGATCGATGGTGTCACTTGCAGTGCGTGATGATAAATAGCGGCTTGTGCAACGTGCGCCTTTTCCGGCGATTTCGGCAGGGTGGCTTTTGCCCAGCCCTGCGTGCCATCTTTTAACAGCTTGGTTTTGCGCGGTGCTTTGGTTTTGATTTCGCAAAACATTGTTTCCGGTACCAGCATATCGACAAATCCGATTAACGGCACATTGACGCCATCCAGCCACGTTTCAATGCGTTCTTCATCAACCGCGCCGACAAAGCCGTATTCAGTCAATATATCCACTGCGTTGCGAATCATATCCGGTATGCAATCGCGGTATTTTTCGCGCTTTGCCTGATCCTGATTTGCATCGTGAAAATCGAACGCAATCTGCGCCGCCAAGATCTGATCAGTGATGTCAAGACCGTGACAGACGATTGCCTGCGTGCCATTATGTACTGCTGTGCCGACTGCGGCATTTTCACCGACAGTAATGTTTTTGCGGTCATCACGCAGATATAAATATGCGTAAATCCAATATGCAGGCGTGCGATTTAGCTGGCTGACAGATAGGTGTGTCAGATCAGCGTCACGCCATTCTTTTCCGATTTCCCGTTTCATTTTGACACCGTATTCCACGCTTTCACATTTTGCAACATTTAAATTTCCGCTTTACAGATTTATTTGATTTCGGCAATGATGTGCGAAAGCAACAAACGGGGGCAGTGATGTCTGGACTGAAAAGCCGTAACAAGGGTAAGGGTTATGAATTTGAAATTGCTAAAGAATTGCATTTCCAGCTTGGTTTTAAATTTCAACGTCAGTTGGAACAAACGCGCGAAGCTAATCTTGGCGACCTATATACTGATGATTGCGATTTTCCTTTTGTGATAGAATGCAAGCGCAGAAAAACCGGCGTTGATCCGAAATGGTGGGATCAAGTTTGTACTGCGGCTGAACAAGCTGATAAGATGCCTGCGTTGTTTTATCGGCTTGATAGATCAAAGACGCGGGTGCGATTGCCGGTGCAGGCGATGACATATCTGGCGTTTTTCATTATGTCTGGCGATCTAGCTGAAAAGCACGACTGGAAATATGCGTGCGAAATGGACATTGACACTTTTTGCTATGTGGCGCGGGAGATATTAGCAAATGGATGATGGTTATCAGACTATCGGTGATCGCACTTATACGATGCTATCGGCTGAAAGCTGGATCGATATTAAAGATCTGACGGTGCATTTGTTCAAAGGCAGAGCCGGCATCGAAGTGCGGGTGTATCCAAGACACATCGAAGATGGTGTTGAACCATTGGGCGTGATACGGGCCGACTACTGCAAAACGACCCGTAACAAGCACAATATAATACCGTTTAACCCAAACAATTTGTCATATGATCCGAACGGGGGATGAAATGGAAACCAACGCACATTTGGCACTTGAACTGAAAACGATGCAGGCAGTTAGCCGCGTCTGGGGCGTGGATTTTGTAAAACTGCCAGAATATGACCGGCTTGATTTTGGGCTGGTGCGTAAAGGGGGGATTGCGGCTTTTGCGGAAATCAAATGCCGTAGTTTTGAGATCGGCAGATATAAAACGTCACTGCTACATCTGCACAAGATGATGTATGCGCGTCAGGTGGCGTTTGAAACCGGCTTGCCGACATTTCTGATTGTGCGCTGGATTGACTGCATTGGCTATGTCAATTTCAACGTGGATTTTGAAACGACCATTGGCGGCAGGCGTGATCGTGGCATAGAACGCGATTTTGGGCTGATGGCTGAAATACCAATAGAGAAATTTACAATAGTGGAAAAGATAAATGAACCGTTCTAAAGCACTGGAAAATGTGCAGGCTATACTGAAACAGCGCGGCGAAAGTTACGGCGATCTGCGGAAAAACTGGACGCAGACCAGCCAGATGATGTCGATGATCGCTGGCAAAGATATAACGCCGGAGCAGTTTGGTGCGATGATGATCGCAATGAAACTGTCACGGCTGGCAAACAGCGACTGCAAGCACGTTGATAGCCTGTTGGACATTATTGGCTATGCGGCATTGACATTAGAGGTGATTGATAATGAGCATTAAGGCGGTTTCGTGGGCATTAGAACAAAACATCGGTGACAGTATTGCCAAGCTGGTGCTAATTGGCATCAGTGATCGTTATAACGATGAATATAACGTGGCGTGGCCAAGCATTAAATGGCTGGCGATTGCGGCAAGCTGTAGCGAACGCACTGTGATGCGGAAAGTGCAAAAGCTGGTCGAAATGGGGTTTTTATCGGTCGATAAGACACCAAACAAAACCAACAGATACCATATCGAACCATTACGAACTAATGGGGGTGACACACTGTCACCTAGTGACACAGCTCTGTCACCTAGTAGTGACACCCATATGTCACCCGAACAATATAAAACAATAAATAATAAAAATAGAAAAACCAAAGTTTGTGATTGGACGCCATCAGATGAAGATCTGGCATATGCCGCCAGTAAAGGGTTAAACGGTGGCGAAATACTGCAACGCATCAGAATGTGGGATCAGCAAAACGGCAATAAAGCCGCATATGTGGACGTACAGGCGTTTTGGCGCAACTGGTGTATGCGTGAAGCGGAAAAGGCACCAAAGCGCGTCACGGGGCATTCTAGGCCGATTAACGGGCAATCGACAGAATGGACACCGCCACAGCGTAAAATGATCAGCTTGGAACAGTGGCAGACGATGGGCGATGGTTTACGCACCTATTACAAGCAAAACAGACCGGATGTGATTGCCGAATTAAAAAAAGTTGGTGCTGATGTGTAAAAAAGTGTAGACAGGTGGGAATAAAGCTGGTACGGCTTGTAATTATCACAGCAAAACGGGAGTTTTTAAAATGAATGTTTATGTAAATGAAATCCGCGATTGTCGCACAATGCAAGATATTGAATGGGGCAATTACACAGATGAAAATGGTCGCAGTACATTTTACTGGGCGTCTGTAATAATCAGTCAAGGTGTTGACGGTGTAGCAAAGCGCGAATTGCGTGGCATTTTCCAAACTGATGACCCGCACCGTGGTCGTGCTTTTCTTAATCCAGAAACAGGTCGTTACGCACGAAGCGAAAAGATTGCAAACCAAATTCGTGCGGCGATAGAGTTGAAATTAGCTGTATCGCAAATTGGCCGTTTGACTGAAAAACAAAAAAAGCTGGCCGTCGACTTATGCAAATTGTCAGACGATTTTGAAGCAAAAATCAAATTGTCAAAAGAGGCGGCGGCTTAACAGCCCCGCCTATCACAGCAAAACGGGAGTTTGCAAAATGTTTACAAAGTTAGAAAAGCAGTTGCTTGAACATTATTGGGATTTTTTGGGTGAGGGCAGACTGCAATCATCAGAATGGCCAACCGAATACGAACTTGATGAAAATACAATTCATCCTGACGCGTTGATCGGCGTCAAAGATCTGTCATTTTTAGATATGACCGTTTATCGCGGTGTCATTTCTAGCTTAGTGCAAAAAGGTGTTTTTATTGACGGTGGTGATGATTGGGATTTGCCAGATCATTATGGCGTGTCGCAGTCTGCTTGGCCAAAGTTTATGGATGTTATCACTGCAATGTATGCTTCATTTAATAACAGCGAAGGTTGCGGCGAACGCAATTTAGGTTATTAAAATGCGCTGGTTAGTCGTAACAGCAATCGTGTTATCGGGGTGCGCTAGTCGCGCCCCAATAGCCGATCTGCGCGTCAGCGAAGATAAGGCACAGCTTTATCAGCGTGACGTTAGTGAGTGCCGCGCCTTGGTCGATATGGCCGCAAGGTGGTATGACAGCCCCTATGTGCGCGGTGTAATGCGGGATGATTGTTTAGAGGCACGCGGTCACAGCGTGATACGGTTTAAGCTATGAAGATATGGCAAGAAATATTTGGGCTAGTGTTTTTGCTGGCCGTGGCGTCACTGATGTTTGACGTGTGGGGTCGGGAATATACCATATGGGCTTGGATGTCTGGCAACTGGGGTGTGGTTCAGTGACCAGCTACCCAAAAGGCTTTGTGCCGCCATATTATGTTGACTATACGGTGCCTTGCACCAACTGCTTTGGTGAGGGGCGTTATGAGATCGAAACAGGTAAGCGGGTTATCTGCGAAATCTGTAACGGTAGTGGCGATGTCAAAAGTGACCCGCCAGACGATGAAGATTGACAACAACTGGAGAGAGGAGCAAAGGCCGGTCATTGACCGGCTTTTGTTTTGCGCTTATGGTTTGCAAATGTCATATGTGTTATTCTTCGATAAATTATGTAGATGCCTGCACTGTGGGCGTGACACATATGCGTGCGTTGAGGAAAACAGCGGCACGATCAATTGCACTGAATGTGATGAAATCATATTTGATGCGCGTGATACGTCTGGCACTGTGGTTATATTAGAACTGGAAGAAGAAACGACACACTGATGGCGATACAGTTATTAGCGGCACCATTGGTATTTGTAGGGCGGTTAGTTGTAGGCGGGGCAGTACGCGGTGCGGCTGGTCGCGCTATGGCTGGTGGCATTGATCGTGGTGCAGTAGCGCAAGCGGCGGCAGGGTCGATGTCGATCAACGTCACAAGCAATCTACCTGCGTTTGCGAAAGCCATCGATGCGTTTGGCAAGAACCAGATGCCGTTTGCATATGCGATGGCTATCAATGATACAGCCAAAGATGTACGCGAACAGATCATTGAACGCAGTTGGCCATCAGATGTGACAGTGCGTAACAAACGATTTATGCAAGCCGCATTGACGCCTATCAGCAAACGTAACGCTGATGTATATGCTACCAAGAAAAACCTGCGTGCGGTCGTAGGCAATACGCGCATAAAGATGCAACGCGATTATCTGCAACGTCTTACACAAGGCGGCGTCAAGACGCCACGCGGTAGGCATCTGGCGATACCAAGCAATCAGAACACAGTGCAACGCACAAGCGGCGGTGCAGTGCGTAAAGCAGACAGACCACGCCAGCTATTGAACCGTAAGGGTGTATTCATTCAACGGCTGGTAAAGTCTGGTGATATGGCGATTATGCGGCGCGTGGGCAAGGATCGTTATCCGGTGCAGATGCTGTACCTGCTTGAACCATCAGGGCAGATCAAGAAACAGTTTGGCTTCTATGATGATGCAAACACCACAGCAAGGCGTGCTTTCGGAAACAATTTTGCGCGTGCGTTTAAGCGTGCTAAAGCCACAGCCAAACGAAAAGGTACTTCCAGACGCTAACTTTTACGGGTAACGCGCGACCCCAAAAGATTTCTAGCGAC